GCCCAGTGGAAACTGGACCCTGGTTCTGTGTTACCTCAATTAGGGTTTGGTCCGCTAAGTAACTTAGCGAACCGCCTTAACTACGGGATCACGAGCCATGAAGCGCTTGCCGCGGCCTGGGAGTTAACTCCCTGGTCCTGGCTAGCTGACTGGTTTTCGAATATCGGCGATGTAATTGCCGCTACGAATAACTCAGTCGCATTGCACTGGCAAAAGATCTGCGTAATGCGTTATATGACGCAAGTCAATGACGCAAAAGTAGATCGGAGTATCTCAACGCCGTGGGTCACATTAGATAGTGATTACGTCTTGAGGTACGAACGCAAGGAAAGATTTCCATGTTTCCCTGTGTTACCGTTTCCTTTTCCTACGCTTCCCATCATAGATGGTGGGAAGATGTCGATACTGGCATCGCTGGCTGCACTCCGGCTTTAGCCAGATGTAGTCAACAGTGCCAGAAGGATTCTCCCATGTTAGGGAACACGCTCGTTCTTCCACAGGTTGGTGGTGACATCACACTTGTGAAGATCAACCAGGACGCGTACTCTTCGGAGTACATGTTCAAGAACTCGACTTCGCAGTACGTTGCCAAGATCCGTCATACAAAGACGGCGTCTAGCTACGATCGGCACAATTTCGAAATCGTGCAAACGATCTTCGTAGCCGGCGAAGTGGCGGAGTATTACCGCAAGTTTTACTTCGTCTGGGAGGTCAAACCCTCCGAGACCTCGAAGGATCTCGCTGACGCGGTAGCCGATCTCGCGATCGTTACCTCGGGCGCTTTCCTTACGAGCCTCCTCGGCTGGGAATCCTAACTCGTTGTTAGGACCTCAGCTTTGGATGGTTGCGTGCCCCTTAACAGCATGGGACATTTCATGGAGTTAATCCAAGTATGTCTAAATGCCATGTAAGGGAGTTGAACTTGGTCTATACAGCAATCCTGAAGGACGCTGTATCGGCCTACCCGACGCTGAAGGCGGAATTTGAGAAAGATCTCACCCGTCTTCTGTGCCTCGTTGAGCAAAGAGGTATTGGAGTTTATCTCCAGGACCTACCCGCAGTGGGTAAGCATCTTGATAGATGTCTTGCTCATGGCAAGTACGAACTGTCTGGACTGCCTCTTACAAAGAGGTATTCAAACAGAGTAGTGATCCCGAAGTTTCTTCGGGGACTCTACTTACTTGTTTTCGACGAGGCTGGTTGTCTGAAGGAAAGATGTGACGTCCAGGCAATTGTCTTCTTAAGGCAGATTTTGAATGCCGCTAAGAAGTTGCCTATCGCTTGTAGCGAGAAGAAAGTGGAGGACGAAGTCCTTGCTTTCTATGACGTCGATAGTTCGTTACCTATACCTGATTCGGTATGGGCATCGGACTCAACAGAGGCTCATTTTAGGGAGACCTACAATGGCTTTAGTAAGTCGCCCGTCTATGGGCCCCGTGTTGGAGCTGAACGTGAATCTGGACCTACTGCAGGACCAGACCGCGGAGAGCTATCAACTTTCCTTGGGATACTTGACAAGGTGTCAAGTATTCTTACGACTACGCTCGGGCCTTACAGCCCGGATCGTTGGTCGTTCAGACACGGACCAGGTGCTGTTTCAGAGGAGACTGGCCGTCCGGACAAGTATTACTTGTTGCGGGAGCGGTGGCAGTCTAGTCTGGACAAATCCTACCCGGAGTCCAGTTATGGTTACCATAACTATGGAAGCTGGGCAAGTGACGTCAGTAATCAGCTTCAAGGAGGTCCCTCCAATGGAGGGGCTCCTAGTCGGCTGGTCGCTGTACCCAAAGACTACAGGAAGCCGCGGCTTATCGCCGTGGAGCCCTGTTCTCGACAATGGTGCCAGCAGAATTGCTGGGACTATTTTAGAGGCCGCGTTGGAGGATCATGGATTTCGGGCTTTCTTCGCTTTCGCGATCAAAGCCTTAACCAAGATCTTTGCCGGCGCGGGTCTAAGGATGGTTCACTGTGTACAGTCGATTTATCGGCTGCCAGTGATCGCGTCACTTGTCACGTGGTTGGGCAATACTTTAGGAGCAATCCGCACCTATTAGTCTGCCTAAACGCGTGTCGGACCCCCATCTTGCGGCAATCTCTTAGTACGAAAGTACCGGAGATAATCGGGTTGAGAAAGTTCTCAACAATGGGGAGCGCTTGTACCTTTCCGATTGAGAGCCTGATCTTTCTGGGAATCGCCATTGCGAGCGTACTAACAACACGCAAGCTTTTGGTGACCCCAGACAATATCAGGGATCTCATTGGAGAGGTGTCCGTCTTTGGTGATGATATCGTCATCCCCACTGAAAGTCGGGAACTGTTTTTCGCGGCTCTTGAGGTCCTTGACTTCAAGGTCAACACTAATAAGTCTTTCTGGACTGGAAAGTTCAGAGAGTCTTGCGGAGTTGACGCCTTTGACGGGGTCAATGTGACTCCCGCCTATTGGAAAGGCGCGAATGACGGTAAACCGGAATCTCTAGCTATGAGTGTTGAGTGCAGCAATAACTTCTACCAGAAGTTTATGTTGCACACCAGCAGGCACATAGCGTCGACGTTACCTCAGGTTATTCCTGCGGTACCTATGGGATCCGGTGCCTTTGGTTTGAAGACGCGCACCAGGGAGTTACCAAACGACCTTCGAGGTCGTTGGAGTACTCCTCTGCAGCGCGTGGAGGTTTATGTCGGGACCATAATTAGTGTCCAGACGCGTAAACCACTAACCAATGGCGAATCTGCTCTGCTTCAGTATTTTACTGAGGCTCCCTCTCCATACGATATATGGACATCCGGGACAGCGCAGATACCTCTTGTTAAATTTCGCAAGAGGTGGGTGGCAGTTGAGGAACTGGTAGTTCAAGCCAGCTAACCAACTGAGTATGGGGTCAATGGCGGCATTTGCACCTTCTCGACTTAGTATTCTATGCTTAACCATAGT